AAGGGGAGTTTAGTTATAATTCTCAGTCGGATTTAGATTACTACGGCTACGATGCTGAAGTGTTTTGGGAATGTAATGGTGCATTTCCTGAAGATGGAACAGAACCTGAACAGCCTGTAGACATTGACAAGTATTCCAAACAAATCACAGAAAAGCTCCTTGACATCCTCTCAGAATTGAGTGAGAATAGTAGGCAAGAAGAGCTTGAACGTGTTATTGATATGGAAAAGTATTGGAAATATTATTAGGAGGGATTATGGGTTGGACTTATGAAGTGACTAAATTTGTAAAAGTTAATGGTAATTACGAAGATGTCTTTGCCTATCGAGGAGAAAGTCTTCTAAAAGCTATCTTTGCGACATTACGAGCACGGAAAGAGAGTGGTTGTGTTTCTTTTGTTTGGAGAGGTTAAGTGTCTTATATTCAACAAGTGATTGAGCATTACTGCGGAGAGGTAAACTCACAGAATAAAGCTTGCTGCTCCATCCATGGAGAAGCTACACCTTCACTTCATGTTTATGAAGATAGCGAGTCTTGGCATTGTTTCGGGGCTTGTAGTGCTGGTGGTGATGCTATTGAGTTCATCAAGCAAATGGATGAATGTACTTTTAAAGAAGCTGTTAAAAAGATGGCTTCTATTCTGGGAATTGGAGAAGGAGAAGTGAGACAAATGCTTGAGGAAAAGAAAGAAAAGACAGACGCTAAACCTATTGAAAATGTAGAACCTATGGACATTGAACAAGTCAAAGACTTCATTCGTTCTAACGGTTACGCAAGCAATGGTTATCGTGGTATTCGTGATGAGATTAATAAATTCTTTGGTCACTTGAGTAAACTTGATGAGCATGGTAATGTTGTTGCTCGTTACTATCCTGAAACAAATAATGATGGTAAAGTAACAGGATACAAATGCAGGAATACACCAAAAGACTTTAGTCACGGTAAAGTTGGTTCAACTGGAACTAAGAGTCAGCTAAGTGGTCAAGTTAAATTCAAATCCCCATCTAAGTATGTTTTGTACGTGGGTGGCGAAGAGGATAAGGCTGCTGCATACCAAATGCTCAAGGATAACCGTAAGGATCAAGAGTTTGACTCTATTCCTGTAGTTAGTCCTACATCTGGTGAAGGTAGTGCTGCAAAGCAGGCTGCTATGCAATATGATTGGTTTGATCAATATGACATTATTGTTATTGGTATGGATCAAGATGAGGCCGGTATTAAAGCTGCTAAAGAAATTGCTGCTGTTCTACCAAAAGAGAAGTTGCGAATTGCTACATGGTCGGGTAAAGACCCTAACCAAATGTTGATTGACGGTAAAGAGAAACAGTTTGTACGTGACTTCTATAACGCTAAAGAGTTTGTTAACAGTGGTATTTCTTCTTCTGGTGATGCTGAAGCTGGTCTAGCTGAGTTCTTGACAGCTCCTAAAATTGGTCTTCCTCCACATTTGAGTAAGCTTGAAACAGCAATGCGAGGTGGTATTAAATCCACAGGTTCTGTAGTAAATATCATTGGTGATACCTCAATCGGGAAGAGCTTTCTATCTGATACTCTTATTTATCACTGGCTCTTCAATAGCCCTCGTGTACCAACAATTGTGAGTCTTGAGCGTACTAAAGAAGAGCTTACTATTGATTTACTATCCATGCACTTGAAGAAGAACCTAATGTGGTTTACAGACGGTCACGATGCTGTTGACTATTTGAATAAACCTGAAGTACAGCTTCTAAAGAACGAACTTCTTTATAATGAGTCTGGTGAACCTCGGTTCTTTATCATTGATGAGCGAGAAGGAGATATTGAACTACTCAAGCGCCAGATGGAGAAAAGTGGTAAAGTAAATGATTCTCGGTTGATGGTGATTGATCCTCTCACAGACTTCTTGCGCTCTTTGGGTACAGAGGTACAAGAGAATTTCATGATGTGGCAGAAGCTCCAAAAAAAGAATGGGTTTGTGTTCATCAACATCCTACACACCCGCAAGCCTCCAACTGATAAAGACGGTAATGTACGTAAGGTTACAGAGTATGATGCACTTGGTTCTGGTACATTTATTCAGTCTGCTGACGTGAATATCGTGATCAATCGTGATAAGATGGCTTCTGATCCAATCGAGAAGAATACCACTTATGTAGATATGCCTAAGTGTCGTGGTGGTATCACTGGTGAGATTTGTGCGCTATACTACGATGCTGAAACACGTCAGCAATATGATCGTGATGATTATTTTAACACTGGTGTAGAGGAGCCACCTCAACATCACGCAGATGAAATTGATTTCTAAAGGAGAATGTTTTGGATAAGAAGTGGTATGAATCAGACTGGGTTTTTGACTTAGAGTCATATCCAAATGTTTTTAGTATGTGTATTGTTCATGCCTCGGGTAAACACATGCGAGTATTTGAGATTAGTGATCGTAAGAATGAGATTGAAGGTATTGCAAAATGCCTTCGCTATTTGATTCAAAATAACTGTCGCATGGTAGGTTTCAATAACCTTTCGTATGACTACACTCTTATCCATGAAATTATTAGTAACTTGAAAGAAGCTAAGCGAACTGAGAGCGCTCCAACGATTACAGCTCAGAAGCTTTATAAGCTAACTACACAAATCATCACGAAGATGCAAAACTCAGATGATAAGTGGTATGGTATCCGAGAGTCAGATCATTTTATTCAACAGGTTGATTTGTATAAAATTCATCATATGGATAACGTCGCTAAAGCTACATCGCTAAAAATGCTTGAAGTTAATATGCGTTCAAAGAACGTAGAGGATTTACCTTTTCCTGTTGGTAAGAAACTAACAAGTCAAGAGATTGATACGCTGTTATATTATAACCAGCATGACGTTAAGGAGACTTTGAAATTCTACTATTACTCATATGAAGCTATTCAACTCCGTAAGGATTTGTCTATTACATTTGGTTTTGACTGCACAAATTTTAGTGATAGTAAGATTGGCGAGACATTGTTTATCAATCGACTTGAACAAGCTAAAACAGGGTTATGCTACACTCAAAGTAAACACGGTGGTCGCAAGATCAATCAGACTAAACGTCCTAATGGTATTAAGATCAAAGAGTGTTTGTTTGATTATCTAAAGTTTGATCGTCCAGAGTTTAAGGCTGTACATGATTGGTTGAGTCGCCAGACGGTAATGGAAACCAAAGGCGTGTTCAATGATTATGAGGAACACCAGATTGGTGAGCTGGCTAAATATGCTCAGATGAAAACTAAGAAGGTGCTGTTTAAGAATAAACTTAATTTGGATAATAAAGATAAACCTAAAGCTGATTTTAATATTGAAGACACAGCTCATATGTTGGAAATAGAAAGCTTGAAAGTGGAGTTCCTGAAAGAACATCCTATGGGTTGGTTTGAAGAAAAGGAAACTAAAACCTCTCGCTCTCACAAGGTAAAGGTGACAGCTTTCTATCGTGTGGTGGAATCCATCAACACTGTGATTGACGACAAGGTTTATGTGTATGGTACAGGTGGTATTCATATGTCAATTGAAAACCGTTAACTACTTTAGGGGCTACAATATCAGAATATTTAGATATCATCTCAGTAAACTTACTAATTTTATGGGCTTGATAAGCTTTGTGTGCATCCATTTTACACTCAAAATAGCCAAGGAACTTTCTGGTTCTATTTGCACTTCCCTGGGCAACGTAGCAACCTTCTCGTTTATCAAAGTGTACACCAAGAGGGTTATCACCCCTAGTCTTTGAACTATAAGTTACCAGACTGTTGAGTTCAATCGGTACAAATGCGCAAGTTTCTTCAGAGTAAATCTTATTAAGTGGCAGGGTAATATCCTTGTCTAAGCTCCAGAATTTACCATTAACATCTTGCTCCATATACCCTATTTGACTGTTACACCAGATTGCAAAAGAATTAAAATCTTCAAAATTATTTGAGCATCCTGCATAGGTATTACGATGCCTCTGCTCGCACCCGTTCTCTTTAACTCTTCCAAGTAAAGAACGCCACAAAACTCCAGAACGGGTGTGGTAGCATATTCCATCAACCATAAAAGACCTTACATAGTGTCCATCAATAATTCTGTCTATCCCCGGATAAGCAGCCTCCATAACCTTTCTCCTCTAATTTGTTTTCGTCCAACCATTCTATCACGGAAATCCATCTTTACCAATTGCATGTTCCTATGCCTTACCATGTGCCGATAGGAAGCTTTAATCACTCCATATCAACGATTCTCAGCACATTCTAGCGACTTCTCCCTTTAGAGCTATCATTGCTCAAGGAAAG